ATAAGACTACCATATAAAAAGTGAATTCAATTGAATTGTTGATAAATTCCTGAAAAGTGATACCCGTTAACTTTTCAAACTTTGTGATTTTAATTTGCTTTGCCATAATGTTAATTGATTAAGGTTAAAAAATGTTTCTGTTTGTTTGTTGATGTAAAGTAAATAAACGTTTACAATTAATGCAAACATAAATAAAAATATTTTTGAAATTTAGAATGATTCTAAATAAGGTATTACATATATTATAATAAGAGTATACCCTATATATAATAAATATATATCTAGTTATTTAGATTGATTCTAAATAAGAAACTAACTAACCGCTCAAGGTATTAACATTGTTTCCCTATGCTATCCTTTGCTTATCCTTTGTACTTACATGTTGTAAGCAATTTTGCTTATATCCTTTTTTTCCTTTGTGTTACTTTCTTTTGTTGTGGGCTTTCCTTTGTTGTGTTGTGTTATTGTGGTTTTTGCTTAGTGGGTAGCCCTCCGCCTACTAACTATTTTACATTGGATACCATTTGTTAACTACATTATTGAGCACTTTACTATGGTTTTTCCTTTGTTTAAGCGGAGCAAAGAGGGTAAAACAAAAAAGCTGTGGAGCAAATATGGGTATGCCTTGGTGGGGTGGGGAACCCCTACGAAAAACCTAAAACTTTTAAGGACTTTATGTAAACTGATTGTAAAAAATATATTTTACTAAGACTAACCCCAGTTTTTTAAAAAGATTTTCCTATGTTTGCGTAAACTTAATCTTATTTAGACTAATTCTAAACACCGAGGATAACTTATCTAAAAATACTAAAGGGTTGAATAAGAGATAGTTACTTATTTAGAATGATTTTAAATAAGGGTATATAGAGTTATATATATTATACTTAGGTTATACCATAGGTAATACCTAGGTAATACCATTCAGGTAAAAATATAAATTGACTTGAATTTAAAAACCGCATAAAAAATTTATAACCCACAACGGAACAATAATAATTACTACAATTATGGAGGAGAAGAAAAAGTTTAACTACAATCCTAAATCTTTAAAGAACTTGAAACCTATTCAAAAGGGTCAGGTGTTGAATCCACATGGTAGACCCAAGAACATGATTAGGAAGGTGATTGATGAGTTTGGTGAGTTGCTTAATGTTAAGTTGTCCAAGACCGATGTAATGAGTGTTATATCCATTATGAACAATATGAGTGTGGCTGACCTAACTCGTATTGCTAATGACAACACAACCCCTGCGTTCATTGTAGTTATTGCCAATGGTATCTTAGGCGATATTAAAAACAAGAACCTTAACAACACGCAGTTCATGTTGGAGTTTCAACATGGTAAAGCCATACAAGGTGTACAATTAGAGGCTAAAATATCAGAAGAAGTAGTGAACCCAAAAATAATGAGCGATGATGAAATCAGAAGAAGACTTACTGAGATTAGAGAGAGAGATATTGAGGAGAGAGATTTCGAGGAGGTCGTTTAGTAACTTTGTTACTTATTGTAAGCCCGACTATGAAATGCTCTGGTTTCATCAGGTTATCTGCGACCACTTAGATTTAGTGTACGCTGGTAAGATTAAGAAACTGATGATATTCATGCCTCCACAGCATGGTAAGTCCGAGTTGAGTACTCGTAGTTTCCCTGCGTATCTGCTTGGTCGCAACCCTGACTTAAAGTTAGCCTTGGCATCTTATAACGCTACCTTAGCAGAAAACTTCAGTAGGGAGATACAGCGTAGGATGACCAGTCAGGAATTTAAGTTGTTGTTTCCTGAAGGTCGTATTGCCGAAAAGAAGGGTGAGGCTGAACGTACCGCAGAGTTCTTTGCTATGGTTGGTCGTAGAGGCTATTTGAAAGCGGTAGGTCGTGGTGGTTCACTTACAGGTACTGCTGTTGATATAGGTATCATAGATGACCCCTTAAAAGACCGACAAGAGGCTCAATCAACCATTATTAAACAACAGTTGTGGGAATGGTACACCGATGTGTTTGAAACGAGGTTACACAACGATTCTGCTCAGGTTATTATCCAGACTAGGTGGTTTGATGATGACCTCGCTGGTCGGTTGCTTGAACGTGATGATGACTGGGTGGTGATTGAGTTTCCTGCTATCCGCACCAAAGCCGAGAACAGTTATGACCCTAGGAAAGAAGGGGAGGCATTGTGGCATGAAAGGCACTCCTTAGAGAAGTTGCAAAAGATTAAGAAAGATTCACCTTTTACTTTTGAATCCCTTTATCAGCAATCTCCTAAACCGAGTGTTGAAACACTTATTTACCATGACTGGCAGTTATGTGAGTTCTTCCCTAAGGATGCCGATGTAATATTCTCTGGTATTGACTTTGGTTTCTCTAATGACCCTACTGCACTTATCAGAATTGCAAAATTGGGAAATAAGTTATACCTTGATGAAGTAATTTATGAGAAAGGATTAACTAACTCCGATTTGATAGTTAAGATTAAGAACTACCCAGATAAACTCGGTGAGATTTATGCTGATAGTGCTGACCCTAAAAGCATTGAGGAGTTACGCAGAGGAGGACTTAAAATCGTGAAAGCGGTGAAGGGTAACGATTCCGTTAATGCTGGTATCAGTAAATTACGAGAGTATGAGGTATATTATACCCGAAGGTCTAAGAACCTAAGGAAGGAGGTTGAAAATTATCAATGGCTTACTGTTGGTGGTAAAACAATTAACAAACCGATTGATGACTGGAATCACTGCTTTGTTGGAGATACCATGATAACAACTAATAAAGGGCAAGTTCCAATTAGGGATATTAAGGTTGGCGACAAAGTCCTAACTTCAAAAGGATTCAAACGTGTAATCCTTAAACATAATAACGGATTGAAACAAGTGTCATCATATTCGATGCAATTCGATACTTTTTCACTATCTTTGTGTTGTACAGAAAATCATAAATTTAAAACAACAAAAGGATGGAAGAAAATCTCGAAATTAAGCAAGGGTCAGAGTGTTTACCTTGCCAAGAGTTTAATGGAAAGAAATATTACTTATACCCCAATGAGCGATATTTCTCCAAAGGAAGAAAAAGATTACACAGGGTTGTTTGGGAGCACTACAATGGTAGAGTTCCGAAAAAGTATCATGTCCACCATGTGGATGGCAATACTCATAACAATGATATATCTAATCTCAATTTGGTACAAGGCTCGTTGCATCTTCGGTTTGAAAGCAAAAGAAGATTCAGAGAAAACCCCGAATTTGTTAAGATTTTCCACGAAAGAGGAATTGAAGCAGCAAAAAAATGGCATAAATCTGAAGAAGGAAGACAATGGCACAGAGAACACGCAAAGAAGTCTTGGATTGGTAAAACTTTTACTACAAAAACTTGTGAAGTATGTGGTAAACAGTATGAAACAAGACATAAAGGTAGTTCCAAATATTGCCATCAAAACTGCAAAGCTAAAGCACTTCGAGCAAGGAGAAAGTTGGAACGAGGAAGTATTTGATTTGACAGTTGAAGGAGAGCATGAATATTTTGCAAACGGAGTTTTAGTCCACAATTGTATGGATGCAGTTAGATATGGGGTCTATACTAAATATTCTAAGAAAAAACTAAAAATTTGGTAACATGGGATTATTTGATTTTCTAAAATTTGGAGGCAAGGCTAAAGCCATAGTAACCCAACAACTTAATGAATGGAAAAGTTGGAGGTTCATGGCTGGTCAGACCTACTCACTCTATAACACCGATTTCAGAGATGCGGTAAACAATGGCTACGAGAAAAACGTAGATGTGTATGCTATTGTTAATGATATTGCATCTCGTGCTGTTGAAGTACCTTTGGAACTTTATCAGGCTCGCAAAGAGCAAACAAAAGAAATTGCAAAGTACAAGTCTTTGCTTACCAGACCGACACAGGAGGCCATCTTTAATGCCAAGCGTATGCGTAAGTCTGCGTTCAATGAACTTGAAGTACACCCTATCTTAGAAATCCTTAAAAGACCGAACTCCTACCAGAGTTCTAAAGAGTTCTTTGAAGGACTTTTCTCTTATTACCTTCTTTTAGGTGATGTGGGTATCTACGCTGAGGAAGACCCTATTCGTAAAGGTAAAATTGGTCGTTTGCACGTTATACCACCATGGGATTACGAGATTATAGTAGAGGGCTATAAGGTTATTAAAGGATACTACATTGAATCTTTAAACTTGCACGTTGAACCTAAGTTCTTCTTGTCATTTAGAAGTTTCAATCCTTCCTACTCTGACCTTACTAGCATACCTCGTGGTATGTCTCCGTTGAAGGCTGGTTCTAGGGTTTTACAAAAGTCAAACTCTGGTGAGGAGGTTGCTATCGAAAACTTTGAAACTCGTGGTGCTGTTGGTGTGCTTTATAAAGACGATGTTAATACTGAGGACTTAGATGCAGTACAACAACAAGATTACGAGGACAAGGTGTATGGTAAGATTTACAATACTGCTAACAGAGGTCGTATTGCATTCTCTAATGCTAAGATGGGTTATTTAAAGTTATCAACCAATAACCTTGAATTAGACCTTCGTGCGGTATCTAAGTTGTCTACCGAGCAACTATGTCGTTTGTGGCATTATCCTTATGTGCTTTTAAATGCTGATAACTTAACTGAGAGTAACTTGGCTCAGTTTATCCGCAGAATGATTATCAACTGCGTTGTGCCTTTGCAAGCGAAGGTATGCGAAAAGTTGTTGGAGTGGTTAGCACCTACCTATGGTGTTAATCCTAACCAGTATGTATTGCGTTTTGATGTAGATGCGTATCCTGAAATGAAACAAAACTTCTTGGATGCCGCAACCATTCTAGAAAAGATGGATGGCCTTCTTACTCAGGACGAGCAAAGGGTGTTTATGGACTTTGAGGCTACCAACGACCCTGTTATGCAACAAGTATATATTCGTTCTAACAAAGTACCTATTGGTAGCCTTAACATAGACCCTACCGAGATTGGTTCTATGGTTATTGATGAAGATGAGTAATGTAGAAGTAATAGAACTTTGTGTTAGCGTGTTTATCGCTACTTCGCTATTCTGGATTGGATTTTATTCCTTTGTAGCAGAGCAAAAGGCAAAGACTGAGCGTAACAAGGTTCGGAAAATTTTAAGAGGGTATTAATGGCAAATGAGCAGATGTATGCTGTTGCTTGGCGAAGAAGGCATGAACTAAATGAACGTGCTTTCTTTCAATACCTATTGACCAGTTTCAACGCTGAGGGTAGAAGGTATTTGCAGGCAATTGAGGGCAGAGACCCAGCAACATGGGGTGTAACCAATCATTTCTCGCAGTCTTGGCTACTCGGCATGGTCAAGGATGCTTATTTGCGTTATGGTAAAAAACAATACTCCTTGCTTAACCAAATGGTTACTAAACAAGAGGAGGAAGAAGAAGACGCATTTGATTTGTCGTGGGCAATACTTGTTGCATCTTTGTTTATGAACATTGATAACTTCTTGGTGGTCGCTGGTATAAATAACACCGTTAAGAAGGAGATACAGAAGTTTGTGATGAACAATTTAAAACAAGGATTAACTAGAGAACGACTTTTGGTTGAACTAGAGATATTCCTTAGAAAACAAAACGTTGTTAGGGCTTCTGCTATTGCAAGAACTGAGATTACTCGTATTATGAACCAAGCATCGATGCTTTGGGCGCAATTACAGCCTACTCCTTTAAAGAAGAAATGGGTGGTAATCTTAGATGGCAAAGAGAGACCTTCGCATAATGCTATGGCCTCCGCTCCTGCTATCTTGCTGAATGAGAAGTTCTTAGTAGGTGGTTCTTTAATGGATGCTCCTGGTGATGTAACCGCACCCGCCCAAGAAGTTGTAAATTGCAGATGTTCTCTTATGTTTGTAAGGGAATGATTTGTAAGTAATTTTTAATTATCTATATTTGCATGAATTGATTTGATTATGAGGGATTACAAGATAAAATCTGATGGTAGCGTAAGCGATGTTGATGTAAAGAAACGCATCGTTACTGGCTATGCCTCTAAGTTCGGAAATATCGACCATCATGGCGATATGATTGTACAAGGAGCATTTAAGAAAACCCTTAAAGAAAGAGGGGTTGATGGTAATAATAGCATTTGGTTTTTACATAACCATAAGACCGAGAATCCTTTGGGTAAACCTCGTGTGTTAAAAGAAGATAGCTTTGGTCTCTATTTTGAGGCTCCTATCGTAGATACTACCATCGGTAACGATGTTCTTAAATTATACGAAGAAGGTTTAATCAATGAGCATTCTATTGGTTTTGCTACTATTAAAGAAAACAAGATTACTAAGTCGTTTAGCGATTATCCGAAGGAGGTATCTGATAATGCTAAGAAGGGTATTCGTTTAAATGAGGAGAATGGTAATAAGTGTGCAACCGATGTTGGTAAGCAACGTGGTCAGCAGTTAGCAAAAGGTGAGGCTGTTTCGGTAGAAACTGTTAAGCGTATGTACTCTTATTTATCTCGTGCTAAGACTTATTACAACCCAGAAGACGAAAAGGCTTGTGGTACTATCTCTTATTTATTATGGGGTGGAATTGCTGGTCTTAACTGGGCTGAAAAGAAGTTAAAGGAAATTGAATCTGAGCAGAAGGCGGATAGTATGGGTAAGTCCTATTATGAGATTCAAGAAGTCAAATTGTTTGAATTTTCAAGCGTACTTTGGGGTGCAAATCCTGGAACTCCTTTTTTAGGATTAAAAAGTTTGGATAATTCACAACTTGTTGATAGATTTGACAAGTTATACAAGCAATTGAAGAACGGAACTGTTTCTGATGAAACAATGCAATTACTTGAAATTGAGTATAACTTTATCAAGACACAGATTGCCCAGTTAATCAAAGAGGAGGAAGAAGTCGTTGAAGACACTTTGGAAACCGAGGATGCAATTGATGAGCAATTGTTTATTGAAGAACAGAAAATGTATTTTTTAAATCAATTAAAAAACTCTTTTAAATAATGGAGGAAGTAAAAAAGTTAGTTGAGGAAGTAAAGAGCGACCTTAACGAAATGATTGCCAAAGGCGTTGGTCGTGAGTTGGAAGGCTTGAATATCGATGAACTTACCAACCAAGTTAAAAACGCTGGCGAAAAATATGCTACTTTGGAGGCCAAGTTGGGCGAAGTAGAGAAAGGTTTGGCTGATGCCATCTTGGATTCTAAGAATCGTGGTGTTGAGGCTAAGGCTGAGAACCGTATGTTGAAATCATTCGAGGAGAATGCTGACCGCTTTAAGGCTTTGGCTAATCGCAGAGATGCTTCTTTCGGTTTGAACTTCAAGGCTGTTGCTGACATGACCTTGCCTGCTAACATTGGTAGCGATTGGGCTTCTAAGATTGCTGGTTTGTCCAACACCATCTTGACTGACCCATTCCGTCAGATTCACTTGCGTGATTTGATGCGTACTTCTGTAATTGAGCAGAATGGCGTATTCAAGTTTGCTAAGAAGACTGGTAGCGAGGGTGGCCCTGCCATTCAAACTGAAGGTGCTTCTAAGGCTCAGGTAGATTACGATTTCACTATCTATGAGGTAACTCCTAAGACTATTGCTGCTTATGCTAAGATTTCTAAGCAAATGTTGCAGCGTTTGTCTTGGTTGCAAACCTTCGTATCCACTCAAATGGTACAGGATTTGTTGGTAGTTGAAGATACTAACTTGTTGGATTATGCTGGTACTTCTTCTTTCTCAGGTTTGTGGGAGAATGCTACCGCTTATACTCCTTCTGGTTCTGTAACTACTGGTTCTAACCGTTGGGATAAGTTGGCTAATGCTGTTGCTCAGTTGAAAGCCGCTCGTTTCGCTCCTAACGCTATCTTGGTTAATCCAATTGATGCTATGGAGTTGTTGATTAATAAGGAAAGTGGTGCTGGTTACTCCTTCCCTTCATTGGTTGCTGGCGCACCTTTGGCTGTTGCTGGTGTACCTGTAATTCAGACTGACATTATCACCGCTAACACCTTCTTGGTAGCTGACCTTAACAAAGGTGCTGAGTTGTTGTTCGAGGATAACATCATGACTGAGTTTGCTTACGAGGATGGAGATAACTTCACTAAGAACTTGGTAACTGTTCGTGTGGAGGAGTCAGTTGCATTGCCAATCTACTTTGGTTCTGCAATGCGTAAAGGCGAGTTCGTTGTAGCGTAACTAAATAGGTTTGAATATGAATTAGTCCTCTTTTCCTAAAAGATTAGAGGACTTTTTCTTAAAATTAAATAATATGGCAAAGGTAAAAGTCAAATCAGTATTTCACGATTTGCTTGAAAACAAGTTGAGAGCAGAGGGTGATGTGTTTGAGTGTACCAATGAAAGAGCAAACGCTTTAAATGAGAAGAATTTGGTTGATGTATTGGAACTTGATAAGCAAGTAGAAGAAACTAGGAGTAAGGATATTAAACCATCTCACATCAAGAAGAAATGAGTTACGAAGTAGAACCTGTAAGAACTGAAGGAATGGATTTGGTCATCATATCTGATGCCCTACCTATCCCTATTACGCTTGCAGAAGTTAAGGCACATCTGAGTGTTGATTTCAACGACCAAGATACTTATTTAGAATCTTTGTTAGCCTCCGCATTTAAAGAGGTTGAGTTGTTTGTGCAAAAAGGATTGAAGACTAAAACTGTAAGACAATCTTATAAATCCATCAACGGAACGGTGGAACTTATGTTTAGCCCAATCCAGAGTATTACAACTGTTAAAGATTTCGATAACGCAGATGTGTCTTACTCTACTTCTTACGACAAAACTAAGATTACAGCATATTCTGCTAAAGGAATCGTAGTTACATTTGTTGGTGGTTTTACTACATTACCTGCTGACTTAAAGTTTGCTATCTTAGACATTGTTGCAGTAGATTTTGATAACTCTGCACAAGACAAGAAGAAGGCAATCATGGAGATTAAGGATAGAATCAGACATTACAGACCTTTCTATGTATAATAAGTTAAAGCGTGTTAAAGGTGTTTTTAAACGCAAGTTGTCAGGTACATCCGATGGTGCAGGTGGTATTTCTGCTTTGACATATTCTACTTACACTACTAATATATACTTTAAAGAAACAAGTTCTTTCTATGGTAACTATGGTGGTATTCGTAATATGCAAGCAGGTCAATTTGCTACTGACCAGTCCTTTGAAGGAGAAATGCGGTATCGTGATGCTTTCATCCCTAAGACAACCGATGTCTTGGAAGTTAATGGCATCGAGTATGCTTTGTCTAATATTATTGACCCTGATTTTAAAAAGCAGAGACTAACTTTTAAAGCAACTAGGAGAGTTGATTAAGGTAAAGATAACAGGTGCTAAGGTTATAGCTAATAAGTTTTCGAGAGCATCTCAAAGACTAGATGATACCAAAAAAATTATTGACCAAGAGGTAGATTACTTATGTCTAGGTCAAGAAATAAAGCACCAGAGGATACTGG